TTCAACGGCTTTGTTTGCTCTATCTTGAGAACCTTCTAGCGCCTTTCTAGCGGCTTGCGCGGCTGCAAGATCTTCTTTATCACTAGCGGTTACAAGAGGAGTTGTCGTTGTTACTGTTCTATAATTCTTATTTCTGTTGCTTATTGGTATTTGCTGTGTTGTTGTCGTACTGCCGGTGCCCGTTGAGTATTTTTTTATGTCTGCATCAAGAGCTGCCATTTGATCCTTTATCACTTGACTTTCAGGAATTCCGGCTGCTACTTGTACTTTTAATTCATAGTCTTTATTTAAAGCATCTTGTAAAGACTGCAGAGGTGCTTGGGGTATACTATTAAATAAAGCGTTTAATTCGTTGGTAACATTCTTACTAGATTGGGCCAACTGTTCAGCGGCAGCGCCTGTTTGAATCATAGCATTTGCGCGATTAAGCATTGCTTTTTTTGCTTTATCACTAGCTACTGTAAGCTTTCCTTCACTATCAAGCAGTGCTTTAAAAGCAGGATCTGCTACTATTAATGAGTCTACAGTTGTTTTAATACTTGCACTTAGCTCGTCAAATCCTTCAGTACCTTTTAGTCCATCAAGTTTTTCTATATCTTGTAAAACACCAAAAACGTTCGCTTGTTCTATAGCGTTTCCTTGCTGGATTAAAAGCTCTGTGCCTGTTAAAAGACCTGGATTGTTTCTATTCAGGTCGTGAATTTTGGACATATGCTCATTTAATTCAGAGTATTTGCTATTCAGATTCTCTACTTCGTCTTGTGCTTTTTTTGCTTCTTTTGACATAGGAAAAAATGCATCATAAGCGGCTTTACCTAACTCATAAACCAGCATTATCATCCCTAACCAGCCCGCCGCTTTCATGGCTGTATTCATACCTTTTGCCATTTTATTTGTAGCTTGCACCATCATTAAACTAGCTTTTTTCCATGCTAAAGTAGCAGAAGATGCAGCAACTTTTGCCCCATTTGATACTGTTTTAAAACTAAAAAGGGCTCTTGTTTCGAATTTTTTAACCGCCTGAGCACGAAGTTCGTATGAAGCTCTTAAGTCTGCTAATTGTTGTTTGTTATACTTCTTTAGAATACCTGTTCGCTTTGCACCACTTTTATCTACTTGCGCTTCCGCATTTTTAAGAATTCTATTAGCATTTGCTGCACCCTTTTTACTATTGGATGCTCCTGACAAAAAGTCCATGCCGGTATCTTTACCCGTTCCAGGTTTACCTAAAGCTACGCCTCCTTTTTTGGCGGCTTTATCCGCTGCATCAAAGGCTCCTTGTCGTGTTTTTAAATCATTTACTAAAGCCGAGGTGCTGTCTTTAAAAGCGGCAGTACTCTTGAGTGCTGATTGTTGGGCTATATTTGCACTTTCTTGCATTCTTTCTGCCATTTGATCAAAAGCCGGAAGCATAGCTTTTGTGATAGGAACGGCTACTACGGCAAAAGCTGCTGCTAAAGCATAAGTATTTTCACTTAGAAAATTAAGTATAGGAATTATTACGGGCATAATACCCTTTTTAATAGTATTTATTAGATCGTCAAAACTCTTAGCAAATCTCTCTACAGCAAAAGCATCTCGGTCCATAGTCTTAGCAATGGTACCAAACTTGCTTTCTGCCTCTTCAAGCACAAAGTTTGCAACAGCTTGACTTCTTTCAAAAGCGTTCAAGTCATCTGCGGTCTTTCCTATACTTGCAGCATATTGTTCTGTGGCAGGTTTAAGTCTTAGTATGATACCCAATTCGTCGAGAAGCTCTGGTTCTGCTTTTGTTACACCTTTAACTAAACGGTTGAAAGAGTCTGATAAATCCCTTCCTAATACCAAAGAAGCATTCTTAGCTGCTGTACCTAAACCTGTTATCTGTGAAGCACTTAAACCCGCGGCACTTGCTATGGCGGTAGCCTGTGCTGCTTCTTTATATTTTAATTGTCCTTCTGTAGCGTCTTGTAACGCGAGACTTATTCCTCTAAAAGAGGTACCGGTTACTGCCCCGTACTGTTCTTGTGCGGCAATAAGATTACTTAGGTTTGCAGCTTCTCTCAGAAATCCGAAAGCGGCTGTGACTGCAAAGATTTGAGCAGCAAGTACTGCGTAAGCTTGTACTAAGCCTCCAGATGCGGAAGCTAGATTTGCAAAGTTTTTACTACCAGAAGACGCGGTTTGAGCTAATCCTCTTTGGGCTTTATTTGCACCACCAGCACTTTCGCTAACGCCCTTTAATTCATCTTTTAGCACTTTGGCATCTACAGCAATACGCTTAGTTGTACCTTTATCGTCAACTATTACGTCAATATATACTTTTCTTTTACCCGCCATATTATAGCTCTATCGCTTGGCTTTTGCCGCGCGCTCTGAAGCTTTACGTTTTTTGTTCGCTTCTTCTGCTTTTTCCCTTACTAATATACTTTCATATATTTTTGCAAAGTATGTAACGTATTGTATATCTTCTATTTCATATATCTTAAAGAGAAATTCTGCAGATGACCAGTCTTTTCCCAGATACATGCCTGACATACCCTCCCACCTGTCAGGTAAAAGGTCGAATATAAAAAATGCCACTTGCACTTCAGGTGGAAATACTGAAGCATCTAGTGGCATTTTGTCGGGATCTGGCTCTTGGTCGAGTTGCTCACACAATAGCAAATATGTCTCTATCGAAACATCGGAAGTACTCTCTTTTACTGATCGTTCAAGTAACTTTATTATCTCAGTTACTTGTTCCCAGTAAAATTTTCCAAATCGCCTACTGTTTCTGTTACCCATGTATCAAACATGTTGGCATTCTTCATCAGTAGTTCTGCATTTTCTTGTGTGTAAGGCAGCTCATCATCAGGTTCAAGGCTAGAAACATCCACTAATAGAAGCTCTTCTAAGTATCGATATTTTAGACCCTTCCACCCTTTAATTACTGCTTTAGTGTATTCTGTCAAAAACTTATCATCATTCAGCTCTTCTTCAGGCTGATGTGTTTTTTTGTTAAATTTTGTGGTTACGCATCTTTTTCTTAATTTAACTAATTCTTCCCGAGCTAGGTAGCATAAATCTACATCCATGCCAATATATCCAGGGAAATCAACCGTAACAGTTTTACTAGCAGTCATTAAACTGGCTAGGGAAATAGGGGTATCGCTCATTTATGTGTCCTTTTAAAAATAGAAATAGTAAGTTTTATATCGTATAGTATATAGGAGAGGAGGAGGTTTGTCAAGAATTATTTTTTGGAGGTGAAATAAAAAAGGGGCCGAAGCCCCTTTTCTAAGTTATGCCGCGCCTACGTACTTAATAGTCGCTTCGTTCGTGCTAGCAATAGTTGAGGGTAATCCATGGAAAGAAGTCTCCAAGGAAATAACGTCCTCAATACCGTGAGCAGGAATCTCAAAGTGGGCGGTGCCCATAGCAAATTCCATACGAGGTGTTGCAGAAGCTCCACCAATCTTGAAAGCAGTACTAAAAGAGTTAGTAATCAGTGATCGTGCCCCTGCAGCTGTCATATCGTTAAAGAAGTCTGTAGACGTTCCAGTATTAGTACTGGAATCTAGACCAAGATAACACGAGAAGTTTCCTGAGATTGATCTTGCGCCTGTAACATGACCTACTGGAGTATTTACAGCTCCTAGTGTTTCTGGAGTAATATAAGTAATATTATTAGAAATAGTAATTGCACCGCCTGTTAGAGTCAAAGTGTATACACCTGACCCTGAGCCGGGAAAATTACTAGTGTCATTAGCTGTAATTGTGAGCTGAGTTAATCGATTACGAATAAAGTTATCCGTTGCATCTACATCTTCATATACAGTTTTAGTAGGTTTACTATCTGAAGTAAGTGTAGAACCAAAACCAGACCAGCTAATTGTAGCTAGCCCATCAATATCAAAATCAATAGAAGCTTCGTTTACTACTGCACTGGCAATTTTATAAACCTGTGGATTATCTCCTGCATCATCAAGAGAGAAGAAAATATCCGCTGTACCTAAAGTTGTTGTATTAGAATTAGCAAAGCTAATATCTAAGTCTGTAGCATCACGTGTGAAGCCGGTAAAATCATTAGAAGTATAAGTGGCATCACCTACCATTAGCGCCCACAGTACTTCTTCTACTGCGTGATGAGCTACAGCATCATTTGCTGCGCCCGAGCCTGTTCCCGCCGATTTGAACGGACGAACATATGTTGAGAAGGACCACTCGACAGGAGCAAGTGAGTCGTTGAACATTCTTCGTCCACGCTTACTGACTCCAGAGGAATCTTCCATCTCTGCCAGAGTTACCTCTGTTGAGTTTGTTGCTTGTGAAAAGCTAAATCCATCAAGTACGGGAACTTCCCAAATTGCTGCTCCAATCTTGATGTACACTTTCGTGTCGCGACTAAAATATAAAGTATCGACTGCCATAGTTTTCTCCTATGAATCTTGAAAAGACCTGGACGTGAACATTTGTTCTTGCCAGAATTTTCTAGTATTGAATCTCTATTGTTATTTCTCCAACACCTAGAGGTTCTAAAGCTCCTTCATCAGTATCAATACTGATTATAGAGATTTGATTAGTAGTAAATAAATTATTTTGCTTATCACTATACTGTAATCGTGAGTTTTCTTCAATAACTGTTTCTACGTCTTCCATTAATAAATTTAAGGCTTCTTGAGCATTTTCTTCGTTGACATAACAACGTAATACTACACCTAAGAACCTGTCCTTGTATCCGCCGGCTTGGTATTGGCGGGTTTCGCTTCCTGCATTTAAATGAATTGCAGGAAATTCTTCTATTTCATCCCAAAACTTTAAAAAAGGGTGAACATTATTTGCAACATCTGTAAGCATGGCCCCAGAACCATCAATGCCTTTTAGCTTCTCTGCTAGTGCTTTGAGTATATTAGACCTACGTGAAGTATAAGTTCTTTCTATAGTCATTACACTCTCCTAGTATATAGTCTTACTTGTACCAATTCTTTTGCAATCTCTCTTATCGACTGATCTATTAAAGCTCTAGGGTCTCTCCTAACACTGGCGAATCTAGAACCACTACTACTCTCAAAAACTTGGTAGGGGTTCTTTTGATACGTATAACCTATACTTGGTAACCCTGAACGAGTTGCTAAAACATCTGTTACTCGTACACTACTTGCGAATGTTCCTGATCTATAGTTTAGTGCGGGTGTTCCCATGTTTTTAGCTACTGTATCCGGTAGCTTTGCATTTAATAATGTCAATAGTCCTGTTACTGAAATTGATTGATTTGATCGTCGATCCTTTCCTGCTGGTCTTTGTTTAATCTTTCTTAACCGCTTTCTAGCTGTTTTAGCAGGGGCTTTCTTTTTACTTGTAGATATTGCCGTACCTTTTGTTTTCTTTTTTCTGTATTTCTTTTTTGGGTCAATAGTAGAAACAATCATTTCTTCTAAATCTTCGGGTATAGTACGAGATCCACGAAGATCTGTTATATCCATATTTCCAAGGTCTCTGGTAAAAGAGTCCATACTTCCTTTTACTATATCAGCAAACATGCCGCCTACCCAAGCTGATAAACGTCCCTTAAATTGATTTAATTCTTTCCACTCTAGCTCTAACTCTATCGTACCTTCTATGCCACGAAGTAAACTTACATCTTTTGTCCAGTCTACTTTTAGGTCCGCTCCTGACTCTACCGCTGCGCGTAATTTATCGATTAGCTCTATCTTATTTTCTGATGTAGAGCCTACTATCTTGTCTATCTTGTCTATATCTGCAGTTATCTGATAAAGAGCTAATAAAGCTTTTCTTTCATCCTGGGTAAAGTCTGGATCGTCCTCAAAGGTATCTAAAGCCAGTGCTATATAGCTTCTAAGTACACTTATGTTTTTATGTCCTAACTCGTAGCTTTCAGATAGATCAGGAAAAAGTTTTGCTGCCACCCTTTTTTGCTGTCTAAAATTAGCTTTTTTATCTACTATCTTCTTACCTGTTCTTATCTGGAAGGCTTGACCGTCTACTTGAAAAGTTTTTCTAGACGACTCTTTGTCTTTTTCAGACATCCCTTTGCTAGCTTTCTCATATGCTTTTCCAAACTCTTCGTATTTTTTAGCAAACTCTCCATCTACCTGAAGTATTTGCTTTACTTGAGGATTTCTATCAATAGCTTTCCTTAAAACCTTTGACTCTAGAAAAAGTCTTCTACTAAGAGTACCTGATATACCTTTTACGGATCTTGGCTTTATAAGCTTAGCCATTAAAAATTCTTATACAAGTCTAAGACTCGTTTAATGTGGTCAGGAAATGCCACATTATCACGTTGACTAGTAGACGCTTGGTTCTGGATGCTTGCTGCACCAAGAGTTCTTCGTTCTTTATGCTCATCTTTAAGATAGTACGTAACCAAATCAATTACTGCTAATCTTAGATCTGCGGGGCAGGTATCGTATCCTGCCTTATAAACTACTTCTACAGAGCCAGGGCCATGGGGCCAAAACATATAGCCACCTTGATTTGTTCTTAAAATACTATCAGTACTATAATCAAAATAGTACTGATAGTCAGTTGTTGTTAGTGTTTCATAAGAAGAATCATAAGAAGATCTTTCTTTTACACTTACTACTGTATTAACAGGAGTTTCTGTTAACTGAACCGCATATGTGTTCCAAGTAATATTAAAAGTTTCGGTCTTGTTAGTGGAAAAGTAGTCTACTAAACTATTCCCACAATAGGTTTTTACTAATTGACTCACGGATGGAATTAAAGAGTTCAGTCTCAAATCTTCTTTTGGAGACTGAATTCCCTCTGACTCTTTATACTCTGCTAATGTAATTAAGTTTGCCATAAATCCATTAATAAAAACCTTGGGGGAGAAAACCCTCCCCCTCAGTCTCTAGCTGTTATTAAGCTGCTGAATCGATCTTGATACAAGGCTGATCTGAGCCTGCACCGGCGACGATTTCGTTGAAGCCCAAAGATTGGCTGGCAACGATTACGCGACGCTGATTCAATACTTCGTAATCCTGCTCGACGGTTACACCGCGGAGTCGTGGAGTTACGTAGTTTCGTGCGTATACTGCAAAGGCTACTGGTACACCAGCGCCTTCTGCGGCGAACTCTTCAGAAACGATTACTGGAGAGCCGAAAACAGCTCCAACAGTACCCGTTACTTTGATAGCCAGTTCAGTACCGACTTCGTCTAAGCTTTGGAAAGCTGAGTCGCTTAACAAATCATAGTACATTTTTTGACTGACGATGAAAGTAACATCAGAAGGATTCAAGCCGTACTTACCCATTTCCTTACGAGCATTCAACAAGTCAGCACCCGTCATGGTGTTGAAAGAAACACCCGCAGCTCCGTTACCAGAGATGTCGTGAGTAATACCGGAAGCTGCACCGTGTCCATCAAGACCGGAAATAGTACCGTTACCTAAAAGGAAGGCCGATTCTACAGCGCGCCCGTGTGCACGTGCTACACCTTCAACCAACATAGGCATCAAGTTAATAAGAGTTTGCTCATCAACTTCGTTGTCCATAAAGGTGGTTGAGATCAAACGATAAGCATTCAAGATAACTTGCTTAGGCTGATACGTAGAGTTGCTTGCGCCGCGGTTCTCTAAAGTACCTGCGCGCTCAGTTGCACCTGCGCCGCTTGCCCATGATGCTGGTTCTACGTCTACCTGGATAGGAAGAACTGTAGACTTACCATTAACAGGGATTTCGCGGAACAAACGAGCTACTTTCAACTCATTCATGATTTCTTTCTCGATTAAACGAGAAACTTCTTGGTCAATATCGCCAGCATTAGTTGCATAGTCGATACCGGCTTTCTGTTGAAGATCTTGTGCAAAAGAAGTATTCCAACCCTTTTGAGTCATAACACCCAACATGTGAGCCTTCAAGAAATCTTGGCCCCACTTACTGACGTCAGATTTTTCAGCACGATCAGCGAATACTCGCTTAGACTCACGCATCTTCTGGATTTCTTCAGATTTCTCTTCGAGATCTTTCTTATACTGAGCAAGGACTTCACCCATATCTGCGTCTTTAGCAGAAAGTTTTTCTTGCATATCGCTAAGAAGCTTTTCGGCCCCTGACTCTACGCCAGTTCTAATTGCTGATTTAACTTCTTCGGCTTGAAGATTTTTAGCTTCTGCGTCTGCAGCGGCTTTTTCTTCGGCTTCTTGTACAGCTTTAACTTCAGCTGCTTTTTGCTCGGCTTGCTTCATTGCAATCTTTGCAGCAGTTTCCTCTGCTACCTTCTTAGCAAAAGCTTCCAAGTCGACTTCGGGAGTATTAATTCCTTCCGACATATTAGTC